CCCAGGGGCTGCTGACGCCGGCGCGTACCAGGCGGCGCTCACTGATGGCAGGGCTGATCCGATGAGAGCGCCCAAGCCAATGAACCTGGCCGGCGCAATGGGCCAGATGTCACCGCAGCCGATGAATGGCTTGTCGATGTCTGCAAGTGTGAACCCGCTCGAGCGGCTGCTGCAGCGCAGCGCTGGCAGGTCCCAGGGCCGGTCAATGATGGGCGTCAAGGCGAACAAGCCGCGCAAATCTGCAATGAATGGTGGGCTGATGTATGGCTAGTATAGCACCTGAGATTGCCGCCCTGGATCGGCGGTTCAAGACGCTACAGAAGCAGCGCGCCAACTGGGAAAGCCACTGGCAGCAGCTTGGCGATTACATGCTGCCCAGGAAGGCAGACATCACCAAGAAGCGCACCCAGGGCGACAAGCGTACCGAGCTGATTTTTGATGGCACGGCTGTCCACGCTGTCGAGCTGCTGGCTGCCAGCTTGCACGGCATGCTGACCAGCCCAAGCGTTCCATGGTTCTCGCTACGGTATCGCGATCCGATGCTGCAGGAAAACGATGCTGCGAATGAGTGGCTCGAGGATGCGCAGCACCAGATGTACATGGCCTTCAATCGCTCCAATTTTCAGCAAGAGATACACGAGCTGTATTTTGACCTGGTGGTGTTTGGCACCGGCGCGATGTTCGTCGAGGGATCAGGCGACGACTTGCGTTTCTCGACCAGGCACATCGCCGAGGTGTACATCTCCGAAGATGCCCAGGGCCGCGTCGATACCGTCTATCGTAAGTTTGACCTGACAGCCAGGGCGATTGCCGCCAGGTTCGGTGAGAACAACCTGCCACAAAAAATCGCCAAGTCTTTGAAGCAGGACCCATACGACGAACATCCAATCGTGCATGTCATCTTCCCGAAAGACGGCATCAAGTCGGACCTTTTTGCAAAAATCAACAAGCCCATCGCGTCAGTCTATTATTGCGCTGATACCAAGATGGTGCTGTCCGAGGCCGGCTTCGACGAAATGCCGATGATGGTACCCAGGTTTTTGAAGGACAGTGTTTCAAGTTACGGGCGAAGTCCTGGAATGACATGCCTCAGTGATGTGAAAATGTTGAATAAAATGAGTGAGATAACGATCAGGTCTGCACAGAAGCAGCTCGATCCTCCGCTCATGGTGCCTGACGATAGTTTCCTGCTGCCGATCAGGACGACGCCAGGCAGCCTGAATTTCTACCGCAGCGGTACACGCGATCGAATGGAGACGCTCCAGATCGGCGCGAACAACTCGCTCGGGCTGAATATGGAAGAGCAGCGCCGTCAGGCGATCCGCCAGGCATTCTATGTAGACCAGCTTCTCCTCGGGCAGGGCGCGAATATGACTGCCACCGAGGTCTTGCAGCGGAATGAAGAGAAGATGCGGCTGCTAGGGCCGGTCCTCGGACGCCTCCAATCCGAGCTGCTTCAGCCGCTGATTGACCGAGCGTTTGCCCTGATGCTTCGCCAGGGCGCGTTCTCGACGCCGCCCGAGGAGATGCAAGGCCAAGATATCGACATCGAGTATGTCAGCCCACTAGCCAAGGCGCAGAAGATGTCCGAGCTGCAGAACACCCTGCGCGGTGTCGAGGTGATGACGCAGCTATCGCAGATCATCCCTGTCCTGGAATATTTCGACCCAGACAAGATGGTCAACTACCTGATCGAGGTCATGGGCATGCCGGCGCATGTTGTGCGCTCTGCTGACGAGGTGGCCATGGTGCGCCGCCAGCAGCAGCAAGCAATGCAAGCCCAGGCCGAGGCCCAGGCGCAAATGCAGGAAAGTGAAATGGCAAACAACCTGGCTCCGTTTATCAAGGCGACTAATCAGCAATGATGCGGCTTGAGGACCTGCTGACGACATACCGTCAGTGCTTCACCAGCGAGGAAGGCGAGATCGTCCTGGCTGATCTGGAAAAACGATTTCATCTGTCAGCGACGACATTCGAGCGCGGCGATCCACACTACAGCGCCTTCCTCGAAGGGCAGCGCAGTGTCGTCCTGGCAATCAAGGCAATGATGGAAGAACGGAAGGCGCAAGAAACCGTAGAGGACTAAATGAACGAGACAATCCCTGAAGATAGCGGACCTCAAGATGAAGCCCAACCAGTCGGTTTTCTGGACAGTCTTCCAGAAGATTTGAGAACAGAGCCGTCTTTGCAGAATTTCACAGACGCCGGCGGCCTGGCGAAAAGCTATGTTCATGCGCAGCGCATGATCGGAGCTGACAAGCTGGCCATCCCTGGCTCGAGTGCAACTGACGACGAATGGCGCACAGCGATGCAAAAGCTGGGCGCACCGATCGAGGCCAGCGGCTATGAGCTTGAAGGCATCGAATTCAACGAAGACGAGATGTCAGGCTTCACTGATGCAGCTCATGCTGCCGGCCTGACGCCACGCCAGGCGCAAGCCATGGCCGGTTACATGCAGTCAGCCGATCAGGGCCTGATCGAGCAGTTCGAGCAGAACGCCGAGCAGGTTGCGCATGATGGCCTGATGGACCTGCGCCAAGAATGGGGCAGGGCTTTTGACGATAAGGTGGACAATGCCATGAAGGCGGCTATCGCCATGGGCATCCCATCGGAGATCGACCAGGAAACTGGCAAGGCTTACATTCCGATGTTTGACGAGATCACGCTATCGGATGGCCGCGCCCTGGGCGATCACCCATTCATTATAAAGCTGTTCGACCAGATCGCCGGCCAGCTTGGAGAAGACACACTCGAGGGTGCAACAAAGACCGAAGTGATGACGCCGGATGAGGCGCGTCGCGAGGCCAGCACCCTGACAGCCCAGGGAACGCCGTACTGGGACAACCAACACCCCGAGCATGGGGCGTTTGTCCAGCGCGTTCTTGAGCTGAACGAGTACATCTATCCCTCTACAGGGACAGACGGATAAGCCTCGGCCCCGTCACATCACGCCTGTGCGTCAGGCCGACTAGCCGGCGTAAGCGGCAAGCTATGGCCCCGCAAGGGACAACCGAGCGCAACAACCCCATATCGTAAACCAGTGAGAGGATTGTGAGATGTCTTCACAAATCACCACGGCATTCGTGAACCAGTTCTCATCGAATGTCACAATGCTCTCGCAGCAGATGGGTAGTCTGTTGCGGAGTACCGTTGATGTCGAAACCATCAACGGCGAGAAAGCCTTCTTCGATCAAGTCGGATCGGCTGCTGCCGTCCAGCGTACTACGAGAAATGCCGATACCCCGATCATGGAAACACCCCATGCAAGGCGGATGGTTAGCCTCAAGGATTTTGAATACGCTGACTTAGTAGACGATCAAGACAAGATCAGGATGCTGATCGATCCAACATCGACTTATGCTCGTGCTGCGGCTGCTGCCATGGGACGCGCAATGGATGATGAGATCATCGCAGCTTTCAACGCAAACGCGCTGACCGGCAAGACTGGGGCAACATCTACCGCCCTTCCTTCCAGCCAGCAGATTGCACATGGTTCCGCCGGCCTGACTATTGCCAAGCTGGTTGAAGCAAAGCAAAAGCTCGATGAACAGTCTGTCGATCCGTCGATCCGTCGATACATCGCTTGTTCACCAAAGCAGATCAGCGATCTGTTGAATAACACGACTGTAACTTCGGCCGATTTCAACACGGTGCGCGCTCTTGCTACCGGAACGATTTCGGAATTTGTCGGGTTCACCTTCATCGTTACCAATCGTCTGCAAGTCGATGGCAGCTCGAACCGTCTCGTCTACGCATGGGCGCAAGACGGAATAAAAATGGCTATTGGAAAGGAACCGACCGCGCGCATCGAGGAACGGGCCGATAAGAGCTATTCAACCCAGGTCTACTACTGTAGCTCCTTCGCCGCTACGCGGATGGAGGAAGATAAGGTAGTCGAGATCGCATGTCAGGAGAGCTAAATCATGGCTACCGTTTTTTCGACCCAGCGCACGAATGCTCGTGCAAACCCTGTTGTTAACAACAAGGCGAATGAGTTTGGCGGCCGTGTTCGGATTGCTCATGGCGTCTATGAGGCATCATCGCTTGCAAGCGGCGATGTCATCGAGATGTTCAAGCTTCCGAATGGCGCTCGCATCATCAGCGGTTCGCTCGCCCATGATGCCCTCGGCTCGTCCACCACGCTGTCAGTAGGCCATGCGGCTTACACCGACAGCAGCGGGACTGCCGTTGCGGCTGACGCTGACGAGTTCAAGGCTGCAGCAGCATCAACCTCTGCACAGAAGGTTGATATTGCAGCGACCCTGGCTCTCGGCTCGGGCATCGAGATTGACGCCAATGAGGACGGTTACACAGTGACCGCCACCATGGGCGGCGCAGCAGGCACCGGCACCATCGAGGTGACGATGCTCTACGCTCTCGACTAATCTCCCCAGGCGGGG